CGATTACGCCCCGTCCGTCCGCTTCGACGCGGCGGACGTGCTGCACATCATGCGCCCCCTGGGCGCGGGGCAGGTTCGCGGCCTGTCCTGGCTGGCCCCGGCGGTCTTGTCCGCGTCAGAACTGGACCAGCTTATGGACGCCCTTCTGGTGGGGGCGAAAACCAGCGCCATGTTCGCGGGATTCCTGACCGATCTGAACGCCACGGGCGCGCTGCCCTTCGACGGAGACCAGACGGGCGGCATTCTCGACACCGGCCTGGAGCCTGGGACGTTGAAGGTCCTGCCCGCAGGGATCGACGTGAAATTCTCTGCCCCTGACGCGGCCAAGGACTCGCCCGCTTTCCTGCGGATGAACCTTCAGGCGCTCGCCGCCGCCCTGGGGCTGCCCGAACACCTTCTGTCCGGGGACCTGACCAATGCGAACTATTCCAGCTTGCGGGCGGGGCTTCTGCCCTTCCGGGCGCGCGTGGAACAGACGCAATACGGGACCCTTGTTCCGCAATTCCTGCGGCCTGTCTGGCGGCGGTGGATCGTCTCCGAAGTCCTGTCTGGGCGTCTCGACCTGACGCCTGACATGGCCGCTGAATGGATCATGCCGCGCCCGATGCAGGTGGACCCCCAGAAGGACTTGGCGGCGGTCAAAGAGGCGCTGGCCCTGGGGCTCACCAGCCGAACGAAGGCCATCAACGAAATGGGCTGGAACGCCGACGATCTGGACGAAGAGATCGCCGCCGACCGCGCCCGCGAAAGCGACCTTGGCCTGACCTTCGGGTCCCCCGACAAACCGGAGTCCCCCAATGACGACTGACACCCTGACGCGGGGGGCTCAGACCCGCCCGAACTCTTTCGACCCTGACACGCGAACCGTTTCGGCGGTCATCGCATCCCCGACTCCCGTGCGCCGCCGAGACGCGCGGGGGCCTTACCTGGAAGTCCTGACGGCGGACACGCTGGACCTGTCCGCCGCCGAAGGCTTGCCCGTTCTGGACAGTCACCGAACCGCATCGGTGCGTGACACCCTGGGGCGGGTTCGGTCCATCGCTCTGGAAGGTGGGTCTGTGACCGCCGTTCTGGAACTCACCGCCGCCGAAGATGCTGCGCCCGTGGTGCAGCGGATCGCGGACGGGACCGTAAGCGGAGTCAGCATCGGCTACCGCGTCGCGGGATGGACCGAGAAACAAACCCAGGCGGGACGGGTGAAGAGCCCCACCGCCTGGACGATCACCGAAGTCACCCTGACCAGTAACCCGGCGGACCCGTCCGCCCGTCTGCGGCAACAAGAGGAGTCCCCCATGCCCGATGACATCACCGAAACCGTTTCGCCGGATGTGGCGGAACAGACCCGCCGCCGCGACATCCGCGCCCTGGTCCGCACCGCTGGCCTGGACGCCCAGGTGGCGGACGATCTGATCGACGCGGGCGCGGACATGACCCGCGCCAAGGCGGAAATCTTCGACGCGATGCAGGACCGCCGCCGCGCGGCCCCGATCATCCGGTCCCATGCCCCCGCGAACGACGATCCGGCGACGATCATCCGCCGCCAGTCCGACGCGCTGGCCTTCCGCATGGGCGGCGGCGGGGAACCGGCTGCCGACGTGCGGCCCTTCCTGAACCTCAGCCTTCGGGACATGGCCGTGGACTCCCTGACCCGTGCGGGCGTGTCCACGCGCGGCATGTCGGCGGACGAAGTGTTCACGCGGGCCGGTGAGCACACCACCAGCGACTTCGCCCTGACGGTGAGCAACGCCATGAACAAGGTGGCGCTGGACACCTACAAGGCCGCCGAGTCCCCGCTGAAGACGCTCTGCCGCCAGCGGACGCTTCCGAACTTCAAGGACGCGACCAGCATCCGCCTGGGCGAAATGGGCCGCCTGGAGGAACTCGCCGAGTCCGGTGAGATCACCCACACCAGCCGCGCCGAAAGCGGCGAAACCATGCGCCTGAAGACCTTCGCGCGGGGCGTCACGGTGTCCCGGAAGCTGATGATCGACGACGATCTGGGGCTTCTGGGCGACATGACGGCGGCCCTGGGCGAAGCGGCGGCCCAGACCGAAGCCGACATTCTGGTGGCCCTTCTGACGGGCAACCCGAACCTGTCGGACGGGAACCCTGTCTTCCACGCCAGCCGGGGCAACATCGGCACGGCGGACGGCCCCAGCGTGGCGTCGCTTACCGAGTCCCGCCTTGCCATGCGGACCCGCAAGGGCCTGGACGGCGCGACGATCATCGCCGCCGCCCCCCGCTATGTGCTGGTCCCCGCGACGCTGGAAACCGACGCGGAACAGGTGCTGGCGGCCATCCAGCCGTCCACGGTGGACGACGTGAACCCCTTCGGCGGCAAGCTGTCGCTTCTGGTGGAACCCCGGCTGACGGGCGAGACGTGGTATGTCTTCGCGGACCCGGCGCGGCTGGCGGCCATGCAATACGCCTATCTGTCGTCCGCCCAGGGCGTCCAGATTCAGCGGACGGAAGCCTGGGACACCCTGGGCATGAAATTCCGTGCCTTCCTGGACTTCGGCGCGGGCTGGCTGGACTGGCGCGGCGCTCACCGGATTCCGGGGGCGTAACCCATGGCCCTTCTGACGACTGCCGAACGGCTGGAGGAAGCCCAAGAGGCGCTTCACCAGCTTCTGACGGGGACGCAAGCCGTCGCTGTCACCGACCAGAACGGCGAGCGGGTGGAGTATCGCCCCGCGAACCGCGCCGCGCTGGAACGGTATGTGGCGGACCTCGAAGCCCAACTGGCGGGGGCAAACAAGCCCCCGCACACCATCCGATTCCAGACCTCGAAAGGACTCTGACATGAAGAACTTCGTTCAAGCCGGTGAGAATATCACCGTGACCGCCGCCGCCGCTGCCACCAGCGGGGACGGCGTGAAAATCGGCAGCCTGTTCGGCATCGCGTCCGGGGACGCGGCCATCGGGGACCCGCTGGTCCTGGTGACGGCGGGCGTCTTCGACATGCCCAAGGTGGCCGCCGACGACATCACCCTGGGCGCTGCCGTCTATTGGCGGTCCAGCGACGGGCTGGTGACGACGACGGCGAGCGGCAACACGAAAGTCGGCGTGGCCGTCACCGCCGCTGGCAACGGCGCGGCGAGCGTCCGCGTCCGCCTGAACGGCGCGTTCTGACACCATGGCCGCCGCCCGTCATACCGCGCTGCCCCTGCCTGCACGGCGGGGACTGTCGCGTGAAGAGGCGGCGGCCTATGTCAGCGTGAGCCCGAATTTCTTCGATTCCATGGTCCGCGAAGGACTCATGCCTGGCCCCAAGCGCGTGAAAGCCCGCGTGTTTTGGGACAGGTATCAACTGGACGCTGCCTTCGACGCCTTGCCTGGGGACACCCCGTCCGCGCATGATGAAGGTCCCGAAGACAATGAATGGGACCAAGTATGAAGCAACTCCGACGACCTCCGCCCTACTGTCAGGGCTTCACAGACAGACACGGAAAGGCGCGCTGGTATCTCCGCAAGCCTGGGATTCCCCGCACGGCGCTTCCTGGGCTACCCTGGAGCCCTGAATTCATGGCGGCCTATGAAGACGCCCTGAAAGGCGAACCTGCCCAGGTGGCGGCCAAGAAGACCCGTCCGGGATCAATCGACGCGCTTGTGGTGAGCTACTATCAGACCGCCGACTTCGCGGGGCTTCGAAGCTCGACCAAGACCACCTATCGCGGAATCATCGAACGGTTTCGTGCGGAGCATGGCGACAAGCGCGTGGCGAAGATGGAAACCCGGCACGTTCGAAACATCATCGGCGCGAAGGCTTCGACTCCCACCGCCGCGAACAACCTTCTGCGGATGATCCACCTGTTGATGCGCCATGCGGTGGAACTTGGCTGGCGGCGGGATGACCCGACCCAGGGCGTCCGCAAGATCAAGGTCCGCTCTTCGGGCTTCACCACCTGGGAAGAACAGCACATCTCTACCTTCCTGGCGACGCATAAGCCTGGGACGCGCGCCCATCTCGCCTTCATGCTCTTGCTCTACACGGGGCAGCGGCGGAGCGATGTGGTCCGCATGGGCCGCCAGCACGTCCGCGACGGCGTTCTGTCGATCACGCAACAGAAGACCGGAACGACGATCCACGTCCCTGTCCTGAAGCCGTTGCGTGAGGCAATCGACGCCACCCCGCGCGACAACCTCACCTTCCTGACCACGGCCCAGGGCAAGCCCTTCAGCCCAGCGGGCTTCACGAATTGGTTTCGGGACGTGACGACGGAAGCGGGCTTGCCCAAGGGTCTGAGCCCGCACGGGCTTCGCAAGGCGACGGCGCGACGGCTGGCGGAACATGGGCGTTCCGCGAATGAGATCATGGCCGTCCTGGGCCACGCGGCGCTGGCGGAAGCCGCCAGATACACCGCCGCCGCTGACCGGAAGAGACTCGCGGCGGAAGGGATGCGCGCTCTGGAAGAGACCGAAGCGCGAACAAACATTGTCAAACCGGCCCCGAAAGTTTGACAATTTGCCCCGTAAGGGCTTGATTTTATTGATCTGAAAAGAGTGTATGGCGGAGAGACAGGGATTCGAACCCTGGGTGGGGTTGCCCCCACAACGGTTTTCGAGACCGCCCCGTTCGACCACTCCGGCACCTCTCCACGGGGGTCTGGTGA